GCGCTGAAGATGATCGGACGGTCCATGGGCGTCACTCCGCGGCGGCGAGGGGGAAGAGGGGCATGTCGGAAGCGGCGGCCGAGCGGCGCGGGCGCATCTCGCCCTCGCGATAGTTCGCGGCGACGATGGCCTGGGCGACCTGGGGGCAGACCGAATTTCCGCATGCCCGGCCCTGCTGCTCCAGGGTGAGCGCGATCTGGGAGCCGTCTTCGAGCTCGCCGCGATCGATCACGTAATCGGCCCGGAAGCCCTGCGCGTTGAACCGCTCGCGGGGCGTCAGCATCCGCATGCCGATGTCGACGATGGCGTAGGGCTGGCCGTTCACGGTCACCGTGACGAGGCCGTGCCGGGGCTTCGCGGTGACGGTGTGCAGCGGCTCGTCGGCCGGCTGCGACGGCAGCCCCTCCCCGTAATATTTCGAGAGGAAGGCGTAGACCGCCGCGGCGTGGTTGCCGCCGCCGGTCACTGTCGGCGCGGGCGCGTCGATCGCTGCGTCCCTGCGGTCCGAGCCGCGCAGGTTCAGCATGTGGGCGGCAACGACCGTCTGATGCCCGCCGCCCGACGTGATGGTCGAGACAGGCTCGCGCGCGTCGGAGCCGGCCTTCGCCGCGCCGTTCCGCTCGGTGTTGTGCTGCGCCAGGAACGCCGCGACGACGCCCGCCTTGCCCGCGCCGCCGGCCGTGATGGTGCCGACGGGCTCCTCGGCGGCCGATCCGACCGACGCACCGAACTGCCGGGTGAGATGGACGGCCGCGAGGCTGCCCTCGTTGCCGGTCGGGACGATAACGGGCGCGGGCTCGTCGATCGCCCGGGCGCGCGGGTCCTGGCCGGGCCGCTCGCCGTATCGGGGCACAAGGTAGCCGGACACGAGGGCCTGCGCGCCCGCGGTCGTGATCGTCGAGACCGGGGCGTCCGCGGGGTGAACGCCCTTGCGCGCCGCGTCGCCGCTGGTCTGGTCGACACGGATCAGGTGCGGGGCGACGATGCCGAGAGGTGCCGCGCCGCCGCCGTGCGTCTCGCTGTGATGGGAGGTCACCGTCGCGAGCGGCTGCTCCATCGCGTGGCCGGTGGCGCCGCGATTGAACTTGGTGACGAAGGGCGCGACGATCGCGTTCTGATCCTTCGGCGAGGCGCAGAGCGTGTGCAGCGGGTCGCCGGCATCGCGGTTGCCGCCGCCCTGCTGGCCGTAGGTGACGAAAGGCGTCACCAGGGCCTCGCCCCGGCTCGCCGTCATCGTGTTCAGCGGCTCGTTGAGCGGGTACTCCCGGCGCCCGCGGCTATCGCCGTGGTTCACGCTGACGAGGAAGGGCCGCACCGCGTTCACGACGTAGCGCATCGTCCCCTTGGCGATCCGGGCCATGGTGGCGTCGGCGAGCGGACGGTTCGCACGGATGCCCCACCGCGCCTTGATCTCCGCGGAGGTCTCGAAGATCGACGGGCACGGGAGCGACCAGTCGATGATCTCGGCCGCGGTGCGCCAGGGCAGCAGCGCGCCGGATCGCACCGCCTCGGACTTCGGGTCGCCGTGCGTCGGGGCCGGCCACTCGATCGGGCGACCGTCGCGGCGGGCGACGAGGAACAGGCGCTTCCGGATTGTCGGGGCGCCGTAATCGCAGGCGCGCAGCTCGCGCCACTCGACCACGTAGCCCATCGCCTCGAAGGCCTGCACGAAGCTCTTGAAGGTCGCGCCGCGCTGGACCGGGCACGGCTTACCGTCGTCAAGGAGCGGGCCCCAATCCTGAAACTCCTCGACGTTCTCCAGGCAAACGAGGCGCGGGCGCTGCCACTTCGGCAGGCTCTTGATCCAGCGGACCCCGACCCACGCGAGCCCGCGGATCGCCTTCTCGCGCGGCTTGCCGCCCTTCGCCTTGCTGAAGTGCTTGCAGTCGGGGCTCATCCAGAGGAGCCCGACGGGCCGGCCGGCGCACATGGCGCGGGCGTCCACGTTCCAGACGTCCTCCTCGATGTGGTGCGTATCCGGATGGTTGATCCGGTGCATGGCGAGCGCGATGCGGTCGTGGTTGAGGGCGAAGTCGGGATCCCGGCCGATCGCGGCCCGGATGCCCTCGGACGCGCCGCCGCCGCCCGCGAAGCTGTCGATGATCAGGGGGCGCATCAGGCGGCAGCTCCCGATCCGACCGGGGCACCGGTCAAGCGGGCGATGGCGCGCGCGAGGAACCCGCGTCCCGAGGGGCTGAGAGAAGCCGTCTCCGTCGATGCTGGTGCCGGCCGACCGCTCTGCTCGTCCGCCATGAAGCGGCCGATCTGCGTGAAGGCGTGCGCGGTCTGGGCGAGGACGACCGATTCCCGGTCCATCTCGTCGAGATCCTCCTCAACGGCAGGGAAGTCGTGATCCGCGATGCGATGCTCGTCCTCGCCGACCGGGGCGAACTTCTGCCGGAGCATCCGCTCGCCCTGCCGAGCGGCCAGCGCGCGGCGGGCGGAGAGCGCCAGAAGGCCAGCGGACAGCTTGTCCCAATCGGCGACGGCGAAATCGGCTGGGCTCAGCATGCGCGGGCTTCCTCCTGAGAGGTTGCGGGGGCGACGAGGCAGCGGCGCACCAGGGCGCGCAGCCACGTCGGCAGGCGGTGGTAGAGGGCGAGCCAAGCCGCCTCGTCGGCGGGTAGCGGTTCGGCGAGCGGCGCGGGCGCGACGGGAGCGCCGAGCACCAGCGGGTCGAGCCCGAGAGCCAAGGCGAGCTTCCGGCGGCGCGCCTCTGGCACGCTGCTGCGGCCGCGCTCGTAATCCTGGAGGGAGCGGAGCGGGATGCCGGTGGCGACCGCGACCTCGCTCTGGCGAAGGCCGCGGCGGCGGCGCGCGTCGTTGAGCGCGCGGCCGATCAGGAGGTCGTCGACGAGAGAGGGGCGGGCCACCGATCAGCCCTCCGCCTCGACCGAGTCGAACCCGGCCTTCCACTTNNCGCTCGCGCGCCGCCTCGGCCGCGTTCTCGATCCGGTTGCGCTGGGCGCGCGAGAGCCGGTCGGCCTCGGCGTAGGGCGTCACCGCCGCCTCGCAGTCGGCGATGTCCTCCTCGGTGCGGGCAAGCTGTACGTCGTTCTCGAACTGAGCGACGACAGCCTCGACGTCGTCCTCGGCCTTCGGCGCGGCCTCCTCCTGCGTCGGTGCGGGCTGCTCGGTCGCCGGTGCCTGTTTCGAGGCGGTCAGGCGCGGCGGTCCGCTCGGGCGCGGCCCGGCGGGCTGGGTGCTGCTTTCGACCTGACGCGGCGGGGTGACGTCGCGGGGCGCGCTCTGGGTCGCGTCCTCGACCTCCTCGGCGGACTGGATGCCGAGCATGACCTCCGGCGCGTAGAGGCGGATCAACATCGCCGCCGAGCGCCACCGGAGCATGTGCTCGGGCATCGTCGTGTACTTGGCGTTCTTGGTCCAGCCGTCGGCCTTTGCCATCGCCATCGAGACGGCAACGGAGACGACCTCGCCGCTGTCGGCGAGAGCGGCGGAGGCGGTGACGGCGAGGTCGGCGCCCTGCCCTTCCGACTTCCACGTGATCCGGCTGGAGAACACACCCGACTTGTTCGCCCGGGCGATCATGTACTGCGTCTGCCAGCACGGCTTGCCGGACACGACGGCGAGGTTCTGCATCACCGTGAGCGGGTCTTCGCCCATCCGGTCTGCAATGTTCAGCGCGATCAGGCAGTTGGGGAGCTTGCCCTGGAAGTGAGGCGGCACCAGCGCCGACTCCGAGAACACGCGGGCGACGCGCTGGGCGTGCTCGAACTTGTCGGGGCTGGCGAAGATGCCGACCGGGGCCAGGATCTGCGGCGGGCGGTGGTCGGCGACGGCGGGAAGCTGGGCGCGTGCGTTCACGGGGTCTCTCCTCAGGCGGCCTTGTCGGTGGTGACGATGCGGGTGCCGGGCAGCGCCGCGCCGGAGGCGGCGACGCGATTGGCGAGGCGCTGGACGAGGTCGCGGATCTCGGGGTTGTCCTTCAGCGCCATCAGGGCGGCGTCGAAGTCCTCGATGAGCGCGGTGCGGACGGTGCGCAGGCTCGTCTTGCGGCCGGCAGTGCCGGCGGCGGCGTTGGCGGCGGGCCGGATCGCCTCACCCGCCTGGGCTGCGGCAGCGCGCTCCTCGGCCTCGCGGCGGCGCTTCTCGACGAGGAAGGGCGTCTGTGCGTCCTTCAGCCGGGCTTTGAGGGTGGCGGCGGCGTCCTGCACCGGGCGCCAGCGGGCATCGACGTCCTTCGCTGCCTTCTCGTGCGGCACCTTCTCGGTGCGCCGGCCCTCCTGGGCGCGCTTCTCCATCTCGGCGAAGCGCAGCGCCCAATTCGCGGCCCGGTCGGCGCCGGCCTGATCCGTGATCGGCGTGGCGAGCCACGCCTCGGCCTCGATCCGCTCGCCTTCGAGCTCGATCCGCAGGGCCTCAAGCGGGTCGCTCGGCATGTTGGCGTAATCGGTGACGCGCTCGGGCGGCAGGTCGGGCCAGGGCGCGCCGTCCTCGGTAACGGCGAAATAGACCTCCTCCGTGATCGGGGTGCGCCAGCAGAAGGTGATGACGCGCTCGCAGAACTCCTGCTCGCCCTCGGCGAGGGAGACGGGATCGGCGCGTCCGACCTTCGCCCAGCGGACGCCGTCGGCCTCCTGCCAGACCGCGACCGGCTCCAACGTCCCATCGCGGCGACGCAGGCGGAAGAACCCGCACGGGGCGTGCCCGAGGTCGAGGCGGTCGATCTTGCCCGCGAGGTTCGCGCGGTACCACGCGAAGGGGTCAGCCTCGGCGGCGCCGGCCTTGTCGATCATCTCCATGGGGATCACTCCGCTGCGTCGGCGCGAGGGTTGAGCCGGGCGGCGCGCGCCACGGCGATCAGGTGCTCGGGATCGAAAGGGTTCTCGGCGTCCCGGATCGTGCCGGGCGTCATCGGCCGCAGCACCGGGAAGGGCCCGGCCTCGTGGTCAGGCGTGCCGGTGGCGATGTTCACCGCGGCGGCGATCGCCAGGGCGCGAGCCCGGTCGGTCGAGAGGCTGCCGGTCGGCACGCCCATGAAGAGCGGGCTGCGGTCGCCATCGGCGAGGCCGCGGCTCGCGTTGCCGTGCACCCGGATCGGGAGCCGGACGCCAAGGGACAGGAACAGGTCGGCGAGCGCCTGCTGCTCTGGGGTGCGGTCAGACACGGGCGGCCTCCGGCGTGAAGGTGCGCTCGGTTCCGTCGCCGGACGCGGCAAGCAGTTCGCGGGCGAGGAGGCGGGCGCCGTCGCGCGCCATGTCGAACTCGGCGGCACGCTCTCCGTCGGGTCCAATCGCGACGAGGCGAGGACCGTCGTCGGTGCGCTCGACGGTGAGGCTGTACGGGGCGCGGTCAGCCACGGCGGGAGCCCTCCCCGCGAGACGGAAGGGGACGACGGTCGGCGCCGGCCATGTGTGCGCCGATGCCGAGGATGATGAACGGCAGGGCCAGGACGACGACCCAGACGAGATTGGCGAGCGTGCGCATGGACGGCACCGCGGCAGGAGGGCGGGCGCCGGCCCGGAGACCGACCCGGCGGACGGGTCAGGCGGCCTTCTGCTCCGGCTCGGAGCCGGGGCCGGTGTAGGGTTCGAGCTTCCAGCTCTCCTTCCAGAAGGCGACGAGGCACCCGTCAGCCTCGCAACCAACTCGCACGTCCAGCCGAGTGCCGTAGGCTTGGCTATGGACGCTGTCCTTCGATCCGTAGGTCACGAAATTACGGATCGGCGTTTCGAGCACCTCAAGCACGACCTGAGGCTCGCCTTGGCCGAGGTAATCGCTGTCCGCACGAGGCGTAACGAGGTCGCCGACCTTGAAGGGGCACGGAGCCGTGTAGCGATCCGTAAGCTCCCGTAGGGTCGTGCACAGCACGTCCGGAGGGCTCTTGCGTACTTCCTGATCCGCTTGGCCCTGCTGCGCCGCGGCCCTCAAGATTTCCGACAGTTCGATCATAACAGTGCCTTTCGATGGGAGGGGCGCGCCCTCGGGTTCGCGGCTAGGCCGCATCTCGGTGTTCGGCGGTGAGGGAGGGATCGGCGTCGGTCGCCGCGGCGGGCACGGCGCCGAGGATGCCGGCGAGCGCCAGGGCCTCGCGGGCGAGATCGACGGCCTCGTTGACCTGGAAGCGGTCGGCGTTCCCGAGGGCGGCGCCGGCGCGGATGCGGGCGGCCTCGTTCAGCGCGGCTTCGAGCAGGTTGCGCAGGGTGCGCAGCGCGTCGGCCGTCTCGCAGCGGGCGCCGCAGGGGTCGGGATGGGTCGGGGCGCTCATGACGCCCTCGCGATGATGCCGAGATCCGCGGAGCCGAGACGGCGCTCGGCGTCGGGCTCGCGCCGAAGCGGGAACAGTCCGTAAGTCTGGCCGGGGCGCCGGCCGGTGATTGCGGTCGAGATCGGGCGCACCAGGGCCTCACGCCCGGTCAGCCTCCACGACTCCGCCGCGGCGACCGCAGCAGCGTTCGCGTCGGCCGGATCGCGGTGCAGATCTCCGATGCGGTGGGGCGATTCCTCGACGCTGAGCACGTCGGGCCCGGCGATTTCGCGGACGACGTCCCATGTGACGGCGGTGCGCTGGCGAACCCGGAAGGTCGCGACGGCAGGGGCGAGCGCGAGGCGCCCGGCGAGGGAGCGGAGGGGCGCGCTCATCAGGCGGCGAGGCTCGGAGCGTCGCGACCATCGGTCAGGTCGAACACGACGGCGGTGCGCTCGGCCGTCGTCTCGGCGAGGCGGTGGGTATGGATCTCGGTGGCGCCGGCCCGGCGAACGGAGTCGAGCCACATCGCGACGCCGACGGGGTCGAGATCGGCGGTAGCGCGGAGAATTTGACCAAGGCCGGCGGCGTCGCGGGCAACCGCGAGGATCACCGCGTCGGAGAAGTCGGCTGCGTCGAAGCCGGCGAGATCATGGATGCCGACGACGTAGCGCCGGGCAGAGCGGCCACGCCAAGCCGAGAGGGCGATGCCGGAGCGACGCGGGAGGTTGGTCCGCAGGCGCTCCTCACGGATCTCGGAAGGCGTCGCCCGGTCCGCGCGAAGGGCGGCGACGAAATTGGACCGGGAGTAGGTGCGGTTGGACACTTGGCGGCTCCATCGCGGTATGGCGATGGAGCGAACCTACGGATCAACACGATACGTGTCAACACGATTGATGTTGATTTTCGACGGGACAAAAATCGCGGTGGAAAACGCGACGGGCAGCAGATGCCGCCCCGGCCCCCAAGGCTAGTTCTGCGGAGCCTCCTCCTGACTCTCTTTCAAAAAGCCGCAAGGGGTATCCATAATGTCTACGAGGATCACTTTGAATAAACCGCCTCGGTGAACACGCGTAGCGCGCCAATCATCAACCCCGAGGCACCACTCCAGTCGTTCGTTTGATACGTCGTATTTCTCGGTTATGATCTTTTCGACAAATGCAAGTCCATCGACACAATCAGCCTGTCGGCATAAATTGCGCTCGCCAGCGACTTTTATGAGCACGTCTCGGCCCATTGATGTCGTCCACGCCCAAAGACCACAACACAATGCAAATATTATGAGCGGTACAAAAACCGTCAAGAGGAAGTATTTATATCTCTCAATCATATAAGTGCCTCGCCAGAGGAATTGTCAATTATCTTCTTGGCCGCCCTCCTAGGTATAAACGCGGTGACTAAAGCTGATGACTTAACTTCAGCATTTTCGATAATATCGTAAGTAGGATTGACGCTCTCAAGATTATAATGGTGCTTCTTGCTGCCAGCCCGAAGAATTTTAATGAGCACTTGGCCGTTATTCAACCAAACAACACAGGGCTCACCAATCATGTCTGATTGCACGCCCGCTACTACTTCATCATAATACACATACCAACCATCGTAAGCCATAGGACGCATTGAGTTGCCCCTAACTTCCAAAGCTACGGTGTTTATATTCCAGGTGGATGGGATAGGCGCAAAACCAAGGAAGGCATCGTCAGGTGCGAATTCGATACCCTCTGATAGGCCTGCGCCGACAATGCCGATGATTTTAACAAGGCGGTCTTGGGTTTGGCTTATTTCTTTTTCTGAGCTTTCGCCGGTCAACAGGTAGGCCGCGTTAGACTTAAAGGCGGAGGCATACTTACTCGCCGCCTCGGTGTCGTATTGGTTTTGTCCGTTCTCATGAGCGGAATAAGTTGAGGGCGGCCAGCCAAAGCGGCTCGCCGCCGCCATCGCAGACCTAAATCCGGCTTTCTTCCTAGCGCCGCGCAGGCGCTCACCCATGGTGCTCGTCATGACATGAGCATCACATATCGTGTCAACACCAATCATGTTGACCTAATCAACACGATGCGTGTAGGTTGGCGCCATGGAGACGGTCGCCGACATTTTTGCCGCGCTTGGGGGACCGAGCGCCGTGGCTCGCATTCTCGGGGTTCGGCAATCGACCGCCTCCGAGATGAAGAGGCGCAACTCGATCCCGCCCGAGTACTGGGTTCGTCTGGTCGGCGCTGCGCAGGCGCAGGGCGTCGACGGACTGTCCTTCGAGCGGCTTGCGATCGTCCACGCTGAAGCGCGCTCGAAGGCGACCCCCGCCCCCGAACCCCGGAGCGCCGCCTGATGGCCTCCTCCGTCTACATCGTCGAAGCGCAGAACGGCCTCGTCCGCTTCTCGCATTCTACCGATCCTCACGCACGGTTCGCGGCTCTGCGGGCTCTCAGCCCGATCCCGCTCCGCCTGTATTCGATGTGGCCAGGACCGCGCAGCGAGGCGGCTGATCTTCGCGCCCGTTTTGCTCGCATGGCGTGCCACGGCGACTGGCTTCGGCCCTTTGGATCGCTCCTCTGGTTCATGGAGCAGAGGCGGGGCAACGGACTGACCTGTCTCGAAGAGTGGGGCGAGATACGTCCGACAAACCGAGAGGCCGTGAAGGCCAATTCGGTGGCCGCTCGCCGTGAGGTGATGCGCGCTCGCTGGTCTGACCCCGCGTTTCGGATCGAGATGCTCGTGCGCCTCGGCGTGGGCCGCGCGCTCGCGAAGGAGTTCGGCCCCGACTACTGGCGCAACCGCGACCCCGAATTCGTGGCTCGGCGCATGGCAGTCGAATCCCGCGCTGAAACCGAGATCCGGGAACGAGAGGCCCTGCGCGCTGACGCGGGTCGCAGACCGTGGCTTCCGCCGATCATTGAGGCCGTAGCGTCCGTATCGGCGATCGCGGTTCCGACGTGGGTCCCGCACGACCTCACCGAAGACTACCTCGACGTGGCTGACATGGAGGGCGAGGAAGCTGCCGCCAGTCATGTCCGCCGCCTGAAGCGGGAGGCGGCTGCGGCCATCTCCATTGCCGAGCCCCGGAGGCCTGCCTGATGCGCGCCCTCACCCCATGGCAGGGGCGCGTTCATGCGCCGAGCCGCCCGGTCAATCGCGCGGGCAAGCGTACCCCGCAGCGGCCCCAGCCTCGCGACGTGCGGTATCCGGGGCTAGAGCGCGCCGCGACCCGCGAATGGATCATGCGCTGGGTGAAGCGGGTCGCGCGCGACGTCAGCCTTGAAGGCGACGATGCAGATCGATCGCTGCCTGCGCCATCCCCGTCTGCGTCGTCCCTGAAAGAGCACGCGCGATGAGGGCGATATCGTTCACGAACTCGGGCCTGTTGATCGCTCGTTTGTCTAACCGTCGCACCAAAGCGGCGAAGGCCTGCTCCAGCGCTTCTATTCTGTCGGCAGCCGTCGGTTCTACTGACATTCAAAGCTCCATCGGTCCTAGCACTTCCGATGGTAGCGGGCCGGACGGGGCTGTCGAGCGTCGGGCTCGGCGCTCCGTCCGTGCTTGCCGCTCGCTCGCGGGGAGCGCCTGACATGGCCGTGCTCGCGACCACCTTCGCCGTCGTCGCCCTAGCCGGTTTCGCCCGCGCCTCGGCCGTCGGCTGCTCGTTCTCGCTCGCTGTCGGCGTGGTCGATGCGGCGGCGGCCGGGCTGTGCTGGCTCGCCTTGATGGTGGTCGCATGAGCACCGCCCTTCCCTTCTCCCCATCGGGTCGAATTCACGACCTGATCGCCCGGCAGACCTTTCCCTCGAAGGTCACAGTTTCCGCTGATGCCGGGCGTCCTTATCCGCGCCGTTCCCGCGCCGTTCCCGCGGCGCGCTCGTGGTCCGTCGCCCCGCGACTGACACGCCCCTCGTGGGCGTTCCTCCCAAGGACTTGGCCGCTCCCGTCCCCACGGGGGCGGCCCTTTTCTCGGGCCATTCCTACTCGCGCGTCTGCCTCCGCCGCCAAGCTGTCGGCCGTCGCGCTGCTGTGCCTCGTGCGTTCCGCTCCCTCCCTCATCTGCCCGCCCTCTCTCAGTGGTCCGAAGAAACCACAGAGGGATTTGAGGGTGTGCAAAAAGCTTTTGCGGGTGGCGCAAATGTCTAGCGCTGACGTTTCACGGGCCCAGACCTGGGCCGACGACTTGATCCGCTGGGAAGCGACAGGTTGGGGCGATGCCGGCAACGCAATGCGCCGGGTCGCTACTCGGGCCCGCGTCCCCTTCTCCAAGCTTTGGGCGCTGAAATACCGGCCGCCCAAGGAAATCGCCTCCCACGTCCTGTCCCGGCTCGAAGCCGTCCACGCCGCCGAGCGCGAGCGGCAACTCAGGAAGCTCGCCGATGAAGCCTCGCTCACCGCCACCGTCGCCGGGGCTGATCACGCTGCTGTTCGCGCGGCTGAGGCTCTTCTTCGCGCGGCTGACTGCGCCGCTGTGGAACCGGGTCCGGACGTGGCGTCGGCGCTTGTGGGACCGCTTGCTCGGCGTCCGCGGCGGACGGCTGCCCCCGAACTGAGCGAGCTGCCCCTGTTCGGGGCGATGGAGCCGCGGCCGTAGCCGCTGAGCGAGAGGAGAGAACGATGGAACAGTACTCAACCGCTGGAGCATCAGGCGCGACCAACATCGCCAGCAGGATGGGCGAGGTCGTGGGCGGGGTACCGGCCGGACGGGTTGCCGAGCGGTCTCGCCCAACCCTTCATGGGGCAATCACCAACGCGCACCGCGTCGAGGAGCGCCTCGACGAGACGGGCGCGCGACTGAACGCGATGGCGGAATACGCCGAGCAACTCGCGACTCGCCTGTGCGGCTCCTACCCGACCGAAGGGCCGGGCAAGGACGCTCGCGTAGCGTCGAACGAACGCGGACCGATGTCGACCGTCGAGGCGGTCAACGCGGCCGTCGATGGGCTGCACCCCCGCATCGCGGCTTTCGAGAGTCCGCTGAGCCGCATCGCCCGCGCCTTCGACATGATCGAGTCGGCCCACGGCTGACGCCACCCTTTCCGGGCGGCGCCGATGCCGCCCGGCTTCCCCGCAGGAGCCGAGTATGTCCCCCTTCAACCCGACCCACGTCAGCCAGTTCGAGCGCCGTCAGGTGCCCCTCACGGCTGGGTTCGTGGCGGTCGTGGACGCCTCCGATTACGACCGGGTGGCGAGCTTCAAGTGGTTCGCTCTCAGGCTTCCCAGCGGCTTGGTCTATGGCGCGCGCACCATCGGAAGCCGTCCCGGCAAGCGCCGAAGCCTGCTCATGCACCGCTTCATCCTGGGATGTGACGGCGAGCAGACCAAGGTCGATCACAGGGACGGGGACGGGCTCAACAATACTCGCGACAATCTTCGTCGCGCCACCGGCCTGCAAAACAATCGAAATCGTGGGCCTCAGGCCAATAATACCTGTGGTTTTAAGGGTGTTCGTCCAACAAGGAATGGGCGCTTTGGGGCTGTGATCAAGACAAGTCAGCGCCAAATGCACCTAGGTCACTTCCAAACCGCTGAAGAAGCCGCTCGCGCCTATGACGCTGCGGCCCGAGAACACTTCGGCACCTTCGCATGGCTGAACTTCCCGCACCAGAATGAGGCTCGTGCTTGATGTCGCCCTTCAATCCCACCCATCAATCTTTCAAGCAGGTGGAGGCCTATCCGATCGCGGCGGCCGAGTTCCAGGCCGACGGCTCGGGCAAGGTCGCGCTCGCTACCGGTGCGATCGTCGCCGTCCCGCCCGGCTTCGCCTCCCGCAGCGTTCCGTCCGAGGGCGACATGCTGGTGCGGTACGAGCCGACGCCCGAGGAGCCCGACGGCTATCTCTCGCACTCGCCGCGGTGGACGTTCGAGGGCGGCTATGCGCCGATCGGCGGGCAGGCTGAACCTGCCCCGGGCGCGAAGCGGCTGTCGATGGCGGACATCCAATCCGTGATCGTGAGCGAGAGCTACCACCGCGTTCCGGGCAGCACCTTCATGGTGTGCTTCCTGACGCTCCGGAACGGCTTCATCGTCACGGGCGAGAGCGCCTGCGCCGACCCGGATGCCTACGATCGGGCGACGGGCGAGAAGTACGCCCGCGAGAACGCCGTCGAGAAGATCTGGACCCTCGAAGGTTACCTCCTCCGCGAGCGGCTGCGCCAGCCCACGCTCGCCGACCGCGCTCACGACGATCTCGGCCGGGTCGCCTGACGATGACCGCCCTCGCCGATCTGAGCGACGCCGAGATTGCCGACGAGATCGTCCGCCTGCGCGACGAGCTTGCACGGCGCAACAATCTCCTTCGCGACAACGCATCGCCGGCGGCGAAGAGCTTGGTCGCGTGCCGACGCTACGCGCTCGGCGCTCTGGCGCAGGCAGAGGAGCGGCTGCGGGCCGGGGCGGCGACGGATCTGCCGGCGGTGGCCCTCCCCGTGATCGACGAGCCACGCGTGCCGCGGCGTCTGCCGCCCGGTCGCTACCACCCCTGAAACGCGAACCGCCCGGCCTGCTGGGGAGCGGGTGCCGGGCGGCGATCACGGTGAAGTCTTTGGAGGACATTATGGAAGCCACAACCGCACCGCTTTTTCAAGATGACGCGCAGCCTTCCGAGGCGGTGATTGATCTTCCCGAGACGAAATCGGCCTGCATCGTCGCAATCGATCCCGGACTGACCGGCGCCGTCGCCTTCTACTTTCCCAGCGCGCCGGACCGGATCGCGGTCGAGGACATGCCGGTCGTCAACGGCGAGGTCGATGTGCACGGCCTCGAGCGCATGTTCCGGCGGATGGGCGCGACCCGCGGCGTCATCGAACTCGTCGGCCCCATGCCGAAGGACGGATCGGTCCAGGCGTTCAAGTTCGGGATGTCGTTCGGGATGGCGCGCACGGCGCTCGCCCTCACGCACCTGCCGTTCACGATGGTGACGCCTCAGACATGGAAGCGTCATCACGGCCTCATCGGCAAAGCTGACCCGAAAGAGGCCGGGCGTGCGCTCGCGATTCGCCTCTTCCCCGCCTGCTCCGAGCACTTCGCCCGCAAGAAGGATCACGGGCGCGCCGACGCGGCCCTCCTCGCCCGCTACGCTGCGGAGGTCCTCCGCTGATGTTCAAGTTCGCCTGCAAGATGATGGGGGCTGACCGCGACCGCCTCGCCTTCTGGCTGGCGGCCGGCTGCTCGCTGGTGCTGAGCGAGGGCGTCTACCGCCTCGAGGCGGACGCTTCGGCGGCAGACCCGCGCCGCCCCTCCCCCGCACCGGTGCCCGAGGCGCTCGCGCTCGCCGCGATCCAGGACGGCGCGCCGATGCGACGGGACGGCGACCTTTTCGGTGCCGTCGAGCCGCGGAGGCGCGCGGCATGATTTGGCCTTTCGGCGATCTGCGCCCCCTCTCTTACGACGTCATCACGGCCGACCCGCCGTGGTCGTTCGACAACTGGTCGATCGGCGGCAACGCGAAGAACGCGAAGGCGCAGTACGCCTGCATGCCGCTCGCCGCGATCGCCGCACTGCCGGTCGGCCATCTCGCTCGCGGCGACGCTTGGCTCTGGCTCTGGGCCACGTATCCGATGCTGCCGCAGGCGGTGCAGGTGATGGCCGCGTGGGGCTTCTCCTACGTCACCGGCGGCACCTGGGTGAAGCGCGGCACCTCTGGCAAGCTCGCCATGGGCACCGGCTACGTCCTGCGCTCCTGCTCCGAGATCTTCCTGCTCGGCAAGCACGGTTCGCCTCGCACCTGCTCCCGGTCGATCCGCAACGTCATCGAAGTACCCCGGCGCGAGCATTCTCGCAAGCCGGAGGAAGCCTACACGATGGCGGAGGAACTGTTCGGGCCGGCGCGGCGCGCTGATCTGTTCTCGCGTACCTCTCGGCCGGGCTGGGACGCGTGGGGCAACGAGGCCGGCAAGTTCGATGCGGCCGCGCCGCTCATGGCTGCGGAGTAGGCGCCATGAACGAGCCGCACGAACTTTTCCGCCGCGACGTGCTCACCGACGACGCGCTCGCCCTGCTCGCCGACGCCACGAAGGCCGAGGGCCGGGCCGACGCGCTCGCCGCCATGCCGAACGGCTGCGCTCACGCCGTGCGCGCCGAGGCAGCCCGCCTGCGCCGCGCCAGCGACGTAGCGCTCCTGCTCGCCGGCTTCGACGACACCATCCTCGACGCGCTCGCCACCGGCTCGATGCAGAAGACGCTGCACGAGACCCGGCAGGCTGAGCGGCGCCGGAAGGCGCTCGGGGGCGGCCGATGAGCTGGTCTCCGCAGCAGGACGAGGCCCTGCGCCGGATCGGCGCGTGGTTCCGCGATTCCGACGACCAGGTGTTCTACCTCGGCGGCTACGCCGGAACCGGCAAAACGACGATCGCGAAGGAGGCCGCGTCCAGCGTCTGTCACCGCGCCCTTTTCGCCGCGTTCACTGGCAAGGCCGCCTTGGTGCTCGCCGGCAAGGGCTGCGTCGGCGCCCAGACGATCCACTCGCTGATCTACAAGGCCTTCGAGGAGGAGGATCTCTGCCCGAAGACAGGCGAGGTCCTGCGCGTCACGATGCGCTACGGGCTCAACCCGCTCTCCGAGGTGTCCTCGGCCGATCTCGTCGTCATCGACGAGTGCTCGATGGTCGGCGACCGCCTGGGCGAGGACCTGCTCTCCTTCGGCACCAAGGTGCTCGTGCTCGGCGATCCCGCGCAACTGCCGCCGGTGCGCGGCGAGGGCTTCTTCACCCGGGTCGAGCCGGACTTCATGCTGACCGAGATCCATCGGCAGGCGGCGGACAACCCGATCATCCGTATGTCGATGGAGGTGCGTGAGGGGCGCCGCCTGCAGCGGGGCGCCTATGGCGACAGCCGGGTGATCGACGTGAGCGCGCTCGGGCAGCGCGTCGTCATGGGCGCCGACCAGGTCCTCGTCGGTCGCAATGCCACGCGGCGCACGGTCAACGCCAAGGTGCGGCGCCTGCTCGGCCGGGACCCGGCCGGCCCGCAGGTCGAGGACCGCCTCGTCTGCCTGAAGAACAGCAAGGACAAGGGTCTGCTGAACGGCGGCCTCTGGCGCGTCTCCGAGGTCAGGGAATGGTGCGAGGGCAAGGTCGGGCTCGGGGTCGAGTCGCTCGACATCAAAGGCCGCAAGGCGGACGTGGCCGTGCCGGAGGCGTTCTTCACCGGCCGCGAGGAGGACGTGCCCTATCCCGTGCGGAAGGGTGCGGAGGAGTTCACCTACGGCTACGCGCTGACGGTCCACAAGGCGCAGGGGTCGCAGTGGGACGACGTCCTGCTGATCGACGAGTCCGCCACCTTCCGGCAGGATCGGGCGCGGCACCTCTACACCGGCCTGACCCGGGCAGCGCAGCGCGTGACGGTGGTGCTGTCATGAGCCGCGCTCGCAATCCCTTCGCGGATGGCCCGCTGCCGGCGAACGCCCTGCGGGACCGGGACATCGCCTTCTTCCGGGAGGGCGGCGCCAGCGTGTTCGCGCTGGCCGGCTACTGCGCCGACCCGCACGAGATCCAGCGGCCGTTCTCGACGCCGATGCAGCTCGGCTTCCGCGTGCGGCGCGAGCGGGTGTGCTTCTCCCGGCGCGGTCGCTTCTCGTTCGAAGCGGACCTGCGCGGCGAGCCCGACGACGCGGTGCCGGCCTACGTGCTGCCGGCGATCGAGGCCGGCGCCATCATCGACGAGGTGGCGTGGCATCCCCGCTCCGGCCGGATCGCGACGCGTGACGGTCGGGCCGGCCTGCTCGGCGCCGATCTGATCGAATCGTCGGCCAAGGACGAGCCGGTGCGGCTCCTGTCCGACCCGCGGGCGTGGCTCGCGGCGTGGCGGCAGGGTGTGGTGGTGGTCGACGAGGCGCTCGCGCGGCCGGTGCTGCGCGAGGCGCACTGCCCGCTGCAGGTCGACAGCGTGGCGCAGGGCGAAGCGCTTGAGGCGATGCTGAGCAAGGTGAGGATGCCGCGGATCGTAGTGCCCGCGGTGTCGGTGACGAGGGCCGCAGCATGACGTCGGTTCTTGATCTTCAAAAGGCCAAGCGGGAGCGGGACAAGAAGTCCGGCCGACCCACCGACGTCGATCTCGATGCCGGCGGCTACGATCATGCGGCCATGAACGCCGAGTTCGCGTTCCTGCTCGTCGGCTCGAAGGCGGTCGTGATCCGCGAGAATCCGGACGCGCCGATCGAACAGCGGATTCGCCTGCTGACCCTCGACGCCTTCCGGCAGTGGTCGCTCAACCGCTGGACCGAGATCTACGACCCGGCGGCCAAGGGGGTGAAATCGGTCTCTTGGGCCAAGCGCTGGCTGGGCGCCAAGGATCGGCGCCAGTTCGACGGGGTCGAGTTCCATCCCGACGCGAACCCGGATCCGGAAGCCGCCGGCGGCACGGCCGGCTACTTCAATCTCTGGCGCGGCTGGGGCTGTGAACCGCGGAAGGGCGGCAAGTACGCCGTCTTCCGTGACCACCTCCTCAACAACATCTGCGGCGGGGACGAGGGGCTCTACGCCTGGGTGTTCGGGTTCTTCGCCCAGATGCTCCAGCGCCCGCGGGAGCGCCTCGGCGTCGCGCTGGTGCTGCGCGGCGGGCAGGGGTCGGGCAAGACGAAGATCGGCGAGGTGTTCGGGTCACTTATCCCGAGCCACTACTTCCTCGTCGACAGCGCCCGCTACCTCACGGGCAACTTCAACGCCCACATGGCCTCCTGCATTCTGCTCCAGGCCGACGAGGCGGTGTGGGCCGGCGACAAGCAGTCGGAGGGACGGCTCAAGGGCCTGATCACGTCGGCCGAGCAGATGGTCGAATCGAAGGGCATCGACCCGATCCGGCTGCGCAACTTCGTGCGGGTCGTCATGACCTCGAACGAGGATTGGGTGGTGCCGGCCGGCAAGGACGAGCGGCGCTTTTGCGTCCTCGACGTCGACGGGCGTTGCGCCCAGAACTCGGCCTACTTCGCCGAGATGGACGACGAGCTCGCCAACGGCGGCCGTGAGGCCCTGCTCGCCGATCTCCTCGCGTTCGACCTCGACAGCGTCGACCTGCGCCACGTGCCGCGCACGGCCGCCCTGCTGAGCCAGAAGATCCACTCGCTCGACCCGATCGACAGTTGGTGGCTCGACCGGCTGATGGCGGGCGCTCCGACGCGGAAGTCGACGGATTGGCCAAGCTACATCTGGACCGACCTCGTGCGGGATGACTACCACGAAGCATCCGACCGACGAGGCGTCCGGCACAAGAGTGCGGAGACAATCCTCGGCGGCCGATTGCGCAAGCTCGTGCCGTTACTCCAACGACAAAAACGGAATTGGACCACGCCAGACGGTGACCGTCGCGTCTGGTGCTACGTGCTGCCGTCGCTGAAGGATTGCCGAACTTCGTTCGAGAAGGCGATCGGGCAGGCCATTACTTGGGAAGATCAGTCCGACGAGCCGGAGTTCGAGCACCTAACCGAATGATGTCGCGCCCCACCTGCCCCACCTCAGTTCCAAGGTGGGGCGCTCATAACCCATTGAAATCAAAGGCTGTGCCCCACCTGCCCCACCTGCCCCACCTCCTCGCGCGCGTAGGAAAATCGGAATCGTACGGGCGGACCGCGCCCCGCATGCGCTCCGAAATTACTCTAACCCTCAAAAAAGGTGGGGCAGGTGGGGCAGGTGGGGCAATGGCAATAAAATCAGATACTTACACGCGCCCCACCTTGATCTGCAGGTGGGGCAAGGTGGGGCGCAAGGTCAAACCTGCCAATCTGGTCACTCGGGAAGTGAGGAGAGCACCTGTGCTGAAAGCGACGATCCTGATCCTCTACCTCGCCAGCTCGTCCGCCTCGACGGGTATGACGGTGACAACGGCCGAGTTCGCGACCCCGGAAGCCTGCGAGTTCGCCGGCCAGCAGTCGAAGGCGAAGCTCGGTAGCTGGGGCACGTCCGCCTATTGGGTGTGCGCGCCAAAGGGCGAGCCGATGCCCGCCGTTCCGCAGGCACGATAGCCCGCCCGTGTCCGTCGTCCTGATCCTCTTCCTGTCCGGCGCCACGCTCAGCGCCAACCACTCGATCGCGGCCGAGTCGTTCGCGACGATGCAGGCCTGCGAGGCGGCTGGCCGGAGGGAGCAGAGCCTTCGCCGCGGCCGGGTCACACTCTGGGCGTGCGTGACGCGGGCGCCATCAGGTTCTATTCCGCCCGCTTCACCATGAGGAGTACATCGTGAGTAACGACACCAGCGAAGCCACCTATGCCCAGGCCGAACTCGCGGCCGAGATTGTGATGGCTTACGTCAGCAACAACGTCCTTCCAGCTAAGGACTTACCGGCGCTGATCGGGGAAGTACACGCCGCTCTCGCCGGCCTGGGCGGAACAGTCGCGCCCGCTGCTGCTGCCGAGCCAAAGGTCGAAAAGCCGACAGCCGCGGCGATCAAGAAGTCGATCACGCCGGACGCGCTGATCAGCTTCATCGACGGCAAGCCCTACAAGACGCTGAAGCGGCATCTCGGCATGCACGGGCTCGACGCCTATAGCTATCGCGCCCGCTACGGCCTGCCCTCCGACTACCCGATGACGGCCCCGAGCTACTCTGAGCGGCGGTCGGCGCTTGCAAAGGGCCTTGGACTCGGCCGTCTTGGTGGACGCGCTCGGAAACAAGCGGCGGAGTGAGGGGCTCACCCGAGCCTGATGGTCGCTCCCCCGGAAGGACCAGCCCCGCCCCAGCGCTCTGCTGAACCGTGGACCCGCGCGGACGTCGAGCGTTGGCTGAAGGCTGCCTTCCGGGCCATGCCCTCGACCCCGATCTATGCCCCGCGCGGCAACACGCTCCATGCGGCGGCCGGCGACGTGCCGGACGCGACCTTCGATATCGTCGCCTTCTCCGGCACAGTGCTCGGCGACAAGAGCGAGGATCGGCAGGTCGTGCTCCTCTGGGCGCGGGCAATGGCGACGCACGGGGAGGTCGGCGGATCGATCGCCGAGTTTTGCCGGCGCACCCGATGGTCCCGCGCCACGTTCGACCGGCGCCGCATCAAGGCCTGCGAGAAGATCGCGGCGGCCAAGAACACCACCTGAAGCAGTGACGCGCTGCAATCATTCCTCTTGACTGTGAGGAAACGGACAATCGACCCATGATCTTGCCGAGCGCCCAGAACGGTTGCGCTCTACCCGAGGTCAGGCTCGTGTCTGTCGCCGCTTCGTCTACCGCAGTCCCCACCGACACCAAGAGCCGGCCGGTCTCGACCGATCGCCGAGCGTTGATCAAGGCCAAAGCCGAAGAGCGTGCTGCGGCGAAGGCCGAACGCGCCGCCCTCGGCGCGAAGCTCGCGCAAGCCGCCGAGGCGGCCGATGCCGCGGACCGCTCCGCCTGCGTGGCGGTGATCGACCGCATCCAGCGCCGGGCCGCCGACGATCGATCCCGCCGCAAGCCGCCGACCGTCACCGAACGGCGCCGGGCCCGCCTGCTGCACAAGAACCCCCACACCGAGCGCGATGCTGCGATCAAGATCGGCCGCCGCCTCGTCACCGACCCGACCACGCTCGGCAAGTTCATCGAGGTGCAGGTCAACCGGCAGCTCGACGTGCTGACCATGGAGCACTCGGCCCGGCCGCAGCGGATCTCCGACGTCGAGTTCGCGATCGGGCGGATGCTTCAGGACGCATGGACCGGACGGCACGATGGTGATCGGCGCATGGACACCTTCGCCCGCCTTGGCGTCGTGATCTCCTCCGGCGGTGATGACGGCCCGCTTCCGGCGCGTGAGATGGGGATGCTCCGCGAGACGTTCCGGGCCCGGGCGATCGCTGATCTGAACGCCAAGATCGGCAGCGTCGTCGGCATGGTCGGCCTCCGTCTCCTCCGCGCCATCCTCGTGGAAGGGCACACCTTCGGCACCTATGCGGCCTGCACGGTCGGCGGCGGCGAGCGCGGTGCGGCTCGGATCGGCGAGCGGTTCCGGTGGCTGCTGAACGAGGTCGCGGATCATCTCCACACGGCGAGCGGTCCGGAGCACGGGCGCATCAGGGCAGAGCGGGAGCCGGCTTGACCCCTGAGGCGAAACGGGTCAAATCGTCAGCGTCGGAAAGACCGCGCCCGCTGCCCCACAGGCTGCGGGCGTTTCCGTTTCCGCCCCTACATCACATCGCGAACCGCCCACCGGCTTAAGCGTTGCTCCGGCAGACGCGGGCGGACCCTTGTGCCATGATCGGCCCCCGATGAGCAGCGCGCACGCCACTCTCACGGCGATCGAGCAGGAGGCCCGCGCCTTCTGCCGTCGGCGCTTCCGCGATCAAGCCGAGTACCTCGAAGCGAAGGACGCGCACTGCAAGCGCATCCTCGCCCTCGTGAGCAAGGGCCGGCGTCAGGTCGGCATTCCCGAGATGCTGAGCTTCGGCACCGGCCGGCGCACGTTCGGCGGGCGGTCATTCAGCGTCGAGTTGCGGATGCCGCGGGCTCGGAAAGCGGGCTGATCTTCTCGTGCGCTGCGCACGCGAAATGCCGATTTCGTAGCGGTCTCGGGCGCCCTCCCGTTTTCCGATAACAGTCGTTCCCGGAACATCCATGACCACTCTGCCGGTGCCGGTCGCACCGGCGGAAGTTGTTGTCTTCCAAGATCATCTGGCCTCGGCCGCGCAGTACGCGCTCGCTGAAAAAAGCGATGCAACGCGGCGGGCCTACGCCTCCGACTGGTCAGATTTCACCGCCTGGGCGGCGGGGCTTGACCAGGCTGCGGCGCCAGCCTCGCCCGCCACGGTCGCGGCCTACCTCGCCAGCCTCGCGGATCGCAGGCTGAAAGCCTCGACCATCGTTCGCCGGGCCGCCGCCATCGGCTACATGCACCGGATCGCCGGCCATGAGCCGCCGACCAACGCGGAGGCCGTGAAGGCGGTGCTCCGGGGCATCAAGCGCCGGGTCGGCGTCGCGGTCGAGCGCAAGGCGCCGGCCACGGCCCGCGCGATCGGCGCCATGCTGAAGAAGGTGCCAGAGACGCTGACCGGCAAGCGGGATCGGGCGGTGCTGCTGCTCGGCTTCGCTGCGGCGCTTCGCCGGTCCGAGATCGTCGGCCTCACGGTCGCCGACCTGGAGCGCACGCCTGACGGGCTGTTCGTCCATATCCGCCGGTCGAAGACGGATCAGGAGGGCGAAGGCCATATCGTCGCGATTCCCCGCGGCGGGAAGCTGAAGCCGGTCGAGGCTGTCGAGGAGTGGCTCGGCGCCGCCGGCATCAAGGAAGGCCGGGTCTTCGACCTGACCGACCGGACCGTCGCCAACATCGTTAAGCGGTACGCCGAGGCCGCCAAGCTCGACCCGGCGCTGTTCTCCGGACACTCGCTGCGCGCCGGCTTCGTCACCTCCGCGCTCGAGGCGGGCGCCGACCTGCTCAAGGTCATGGATGTGACCCGGCACCGCGAGGTGAAGACCCTCAAGGCCTACGACCGCCGAGCGAAGGCCTTCAAGAACCACGCCGGCAAAGGCTTCCTATGACCGCCCGCCCGGCCTCCTCCTACGAAGAGGCGGTCCGCCTCGGCCGCATCGACCCCGCGGCCTCGGCCTATGGCGCGCACCTCCGCCGCAAAGGTGTTCTCCGCCCGCTGCCGGAGCCGGTCGCCCTGCTCGACACCACGCCCCGCGACGAGGCCAGCGCCGTCCTGGCGGAGGTCGCCCGCGACGTTCTCACGAGGATTCGGCTGTGAAGCAGACTGTGAAGTACTTCGCCCTGCTGCGTCGGCTCGTCGCACCCGCGCCGATCCAGCCCGCCGCCGACGCGCCGCGCGTGATCCGCGCCGGCCGCGTGCTCAGCAACGGGTGCGGTCGCTGATGCCCCGCCTCGTCGCCCTCCTCGTTCTGGCCGGCGTCGCCGTGGCTGCCGTCGGTCGGCGCCCGGCCCGCCCGGAGCCCGTCTTCGTGTTCCCGCTCTCGCGCACGGTGCACTGATGATCCGCGCCGCCGATCCCCGCCCGCCGCGGTTCGACCGCGCGTGGCTCCTCTTCGNNGCGAGCGGCACAAGATCGTCTGCGAGCGGCGGAAGGGCTGATGCTGACCCGCCCGCGGCCTCCGGAGCGGCTGCTCGGCCAAGAGGGTGCGCTGACTGCGTTCCCGGTGGAGCCGGCGCACGACCTGGAGGCCTGGATGCGGGCCACCTTCATCGACGAGGACGCGCCCCTCCTCAACGAGGAGCACCTGCACCTCCGCGATGCCCGCCTCGGCGTCCTCTGGTGCTCGCTGCCGAACGCGCGCCAGGGCAACAGCGTCGTCGGGATGTGCGAGGAGGCCACCTTCATCGGCAACCGCTGGGCCAAGGCTCGGTGGGCGCAGCAGATTGAGGGGTGGTTCGGCTCGGTGCCAGACTTCCTGCTCACGTTCGACGCCGGTTATGCCGACCAGTGCTCCGACGCCGCGTTCTGCGCGCTTGTCGAGCACGAGCTGCTCCACGCGGGCCAGAAGAAGGATGCGTGGGGCGCACCGCGCTTTAGCAAGATGACGGGCCGTCCGGTGTTCGGCATCCGCGGCCACGACGTCGAAGAGTTCGTCTCCATCGTCGCGCGCTACGGCGCCGGCAACGGTGCGGGCCAGACGCGCGCCCTCGTCGAGGCGGCCGGTCGGGCTCCGATCATCTGCGAGGCTGAGATTGCCGGCGCCTGCGGAACCTGCAGGCGCGGATTGACTGGACCTTGACGCTCCCGATGAGTGCGAACGGCCTTCCCGACGACGTGAAACGCTTCGTCGTTCAACAGCTTGCGATGTTCGAGACCCC